TCCTTGCTGCTAACTCAACATACCCTGCATAAAAGTCATATGTTGCCATACCACCTGCATAGTTATAGTTAAGCAAATAGGTATTTAAAATAGCACTAGAGAACGGATCAAAACTACTACTAGATGGTCCAGTTTCTAAACCAATCGTTCTACGAAAAATACTTCTGACATTAATAAATTCAGCAGGTAAAGTGTAAGTATCAACATTCTTTTCAATAGTCATTAGAATATAAGATTCTTCAGTAGCAGCTTGTGCCCTTTGACGATAAACCTTAATAGCGTAATTGTACGCAGCTTCGTAATGTTGAGGATCCAATTCAATATCAATCATACCATCACCAAGACGATATCTAAGATTGGTAAACAGTCCTTCTTTTAATTCATCTAAAGTTAGACCTGAAGGGGTAGAAAGAGGACTGGCAGTTGGATATGTTGACATAAGTGTTACCTAATAATACTATTTATCAGGTAACTTATGGATTAGGAGATTTGCCCTTCATAAATCTCAAAAAGGGCACTTCATCATACTCATATACTTTTGATGCATTGGTCTGCAAGTGAGTATACCCATCGGGTGAATCTTTCTCACATACGGGGCACCGCCATGATTGTTCTTTGACAAAGGGAGGATGTAGCGTTAGCCACACCCCGCATGTATCACAACTAGGCGGACCCAGACCCATTACAAGTCGCCGTCTTTACGATTTTCAGAATAGTGTGCGTCAAACTTGCCACCTGGATAGCGTGACTCTAGTTTGCGTACATTCTCTGCAATTACTTCATTAGGATCAAGATTCAATGCACGACATGCTTGAGTCCAATAGAAAATAATATCACCTAATTCTCTTTTGGCATGAAATATAGTGTCTTCGTTGAAGGACTTCCCTTGCCACAAGCATTTCTTAGCGATTTCCATGAACTCTCCGGTCTCACTACACATCCCCATGGCTCCCGTCAGGTACAGTGGTACGTTAATATCCGGTCCATGTTCTTTGTTTTTAAAATCGTAGTTTCCATCTAGTTGGTCTAGCCGATTCATCATTGAAGTCAAATCTTTGCTAGAAATAGAAGTTAATGCTTCTACGAATTCACTGTACGTATTAAGATCAATTTTATTAGTCATTTAGTTTTACTTTATGTTGTGATATTTTTTCTACTGTCCATCCCAAATACTTACTTCGTTTGTATTTGTTTTCTTTTGGAGCTTTACCGCTCATTATGTTCCATAATACACCGTATGATTCATTATTAGTTTTACACCATCCCATCAACGAATCAGCATAATATATTTCTCCTGATGATGTAGTTATTTTAACTGGAATTGATACTATTTTTGCCCCTCGTAGCATTTTATCACGGGTGACTGGATTTGTCCATCGTTCATTATTAATACGAGTGCGAATTTTAGAAGTTTCTTCTTTTTGACTCTCGGTCCTATTTTCCCATCCCTTACTCACTGCGATGGCGTGTGCTTTCTTGTCACGATTGGTATTAATTCCATTTTTAATATTTAAACTCCATTGCTCTCGCTTTTCCTCCCAAGCAATTTTTATTTTTTCTGAAGATTTCGTGTACTGCAAATTAACTTGTTCAGGTAATCGTGATTGTAATGTTTCTGCTCGTTTAGCATATCGGTTATTAATTTTGTCAGTTGAACAACCAGTAACGGTGTCCCCTCCATCCCCGCCTAATGCAATATTTACTAAAATGCCTGAGTTATCGCATCTTCTACCATAATGTTGAATCAATTCTCGTTCATGGGTACATGCTAGTTGTCTATCGTTCGTGAAAAATACTTTCTTAATAATAGGGACTAACCCCGACTGAATTATTTTTCGTATTACATTTGACTTGAATGAATGGTTGGTGTCATCAAAGTATTTAAAATGTTTTTCAGCCCGGGCACCAGTGCCCATTCCAACATAGAACACTTGGCCTACTCTAGGATCATGAAGTTCATAAATGTAATATTTCATACATCTATTTATCTTCTTGTGAAACTCTACGATATATTACCAAGCCTTGAGAATAATCATATTCTCATTTGTTCTACCGTTCGGAGAAGCTCCAACTGCCTTAATCTCGTCAAAGAATTTTCTACCTGCAGGCTTTCCTAACTTCATGAGCGCGGGAAGTGATTCCCCTGGCTTACGCAATGTCTTAATCTGGCTTTTAGCAGAGTCAAATCCGAGAATAGTAGTCCCCTTCACAGTGAATGTTTTACTATAATCGTCTGCACACAAATAAATCAATTTGCGTTTTGTGACATCGTAAAGATAGCATTCACTTGCACCGTGCAGTTTTGTAGGGTGAATGCTAATCAAGTCTAGCTTTGCAGCTACATCCTTGAACAACTTCAAGTATTTCAATTTAGAAACAATTTTCTCTACAGGTACTGCTTTCTTCTTGCGTGGAGCCTTACTTGCTTTCTTGATGCTGATATAGCTATTTAAGTCACTGAGAACACCGTCAATGAATTTGAGGATATTACGAATCTGAATCTTACCCAAGAAACTATAACCTTCTTTAAGGTACTCGTCACCGTCAGAAAGTTTTTGAAATTCGTCTTGTTTGCGTTTCCAGATATCAACAATGATTGGGATATGTTGTGGCATGACATTGTATTTTGCAACAATATCAACTGTCTTTTCTGCCGCTTTGCCCTTAGTAACAAAATCGTCAATCATCCCTTCCATTTCACCTGCGGCATCTCGTGCTTTTTCTTTTAGAATTTCCTGAATATTAGGGCGGGCTACTGTTTCTTCTTCCTTAACAATACTAGTCTGACTAGTTTTTGTTTCAGTTTCAGTTAGTGTCTTGACTAACCGCTGGATTTCATTTTGCAAGGTAAGTTCTTCATGCTCGGTCAATTCTAAACCGCGCATTGTCATACGTGCTACCCAGCATAATGTAACAATGAATTCGCTTTCATGTACTTTCCTAAGCATTTTAGCTTGATCGGTACGTTTGTTGTAATCTAGATATTGTGCCATCAATTCCCTAGCATCTTTTTTGCTATAGAATCGGGTGTACCACGTAAAACTGCGGGCAAGTGCCGAGAATCGTGATTCGGTATCAGGTTGAATTGGGAAGAAGGGTTCTTCACCCATGTATTTTGTATCAGCATCCCGCGGGTTAAGTGCTTTTACAAAATGCTCATCCGTATGTTTGCGAGTAGCCATGTGTATTCCTAATGTTGTCTAATGTAGATTATAACAGTGATTGTAATTATTGTCAACCTTTAATCCAGATCAACACCCCACCGATTGAAACCGTAAAAAGTTTCGTAGGTTGCCCGCAGTGTCTCCCCTGGGAAGTAGGGATTCTTTACGATAGCGTAAGGACGATCACGCTCATCAAGGCCCATGCTGATCATAGGCAGGTCCCAGGACTTACCGTCGTTGTCATTATCACTGGAATTAAAAATGTAAACTTTCATCATGCTCTCCATTAATTAACTGTTTAAGTATGTATTATATATCCAAAACCATTTAATGTCAAGCCACAGTAGAAAAATCTTCCGGAGCTTCTACCACTTCAACTACTTGAGATTTGAAACGCTCCAATGCCTCATAGTATTCAGCAGAGAAATTGGTGTTTTTACCAGCAACTTCCAGTTGATACTGATAGTTGCCTGTACGCCACAGAACTACCCGCTCACGGTTCTTGTTGTAACCATCTGCGATATACTGAATTTGATTCATTTCGTAGTCCTTTAATTAACTGTCTAAGTATGTATTATATACCCAAAACCATTTGTTGTCAAGTTTAGGCTACTTTTGCATCCATCATTTCAGCAAGGATAAACTTGGCAACGTTCATTTGTTTACGCACGTATTCAACTGAGCGAGGACCTGTGCCCATCGCCATCATTTCTTGACAGTCAGACATAATGCCCATTACGACCATTTCCAGACCTGAGAATCTAGCGGTAATACTTTCCATGTACCGTTCACGGATTTCTTGTTCACTCATACCGTAGCATTTAGTTTCAAATTCAGTCATTTCAACTCCTTTAATTAACTGTCTAAGTATGTATTATATACCCAAAACCATTTGTTGTCAAGTTTTGGGTAATGCACCGTCATCTATATTTACGATAAATAAGTAATAAGGTAGATTAATTATGCCCCGGCTTTCACTTTGGCGCCCCAATAAAACGAACGATTACAACTTTTTTGATAGAACAATATCAGAACAGTTCACCGCAGGTTCCACGGATTTGTATGTACATAAGTACTTAGGCCCTACCAATCAAGGAGCTTCAATTGATTATACACAACCTGACTATGATGTATTGGCCCCAACTAATATACAAGACTTGCTATTCTTAGAGAACCGTGACAGAACATATGACCCAGATGTTTACCGTTTACGTGGCCATTATAATGTACAGAATTTAGACTTTGATTTAAGCCAGTTTGGATTATTCTTAAACAATGATATTATATTCATTACTGTTCATTACAATGACATGATTGATTTGATTGGTAGAAAATTGATGGTTGGTGATGTAATTGAGTTACCGCACTTGCTTGATTATAATCCATTGAAGGAAACAATACCGGTTGCATTGAAACGATTTATGCAGATTACCGATGCTAACTATGCAAGTGAGGGATTTAGCCCAACTTGGTTCCCTCATCTATGGCGTATTAAATGTGAACCACTGGTTGATAGTGAAGAATTTAGTCAGATATTAACTGCACCAATAGACCAAGATACTTACTTAGGTATTTGGGATACTACCAAACCGTATCCTGCAGGATATGTTATTACTTATGGTGACAAAAATTATAGGGCATTGATTGATGTTCCTGCAGGTATTATGCCACCTAATACTACATATTGGCAACTAGATACTGCGGACAATCTTAAAGATATTCTTGCTACTTATAATACTAACATTGCAATTAATGATGCTGCGCTTCAAGAAGCCGCTCGTCTTGTTCCAAAATCAGGATACACTACTAACAATTTATATATTGTACCTACATACGGTGAATATTCAAGTAACGGTGTATTATCCAGAGCAATTAATAATCCTGCTCCACCTATCAATGTAAACACAAATGGCGGAGCACCTAATCCTGCGTATACTGGTACGGTGATGATGGTTAGTAGTACTCAATATAAAAATTCTAGTCCAGTAATCAGAATACCTAAGGCAGCAATCAAAAGTATTTGGGATATGACCGCTGATATAGGATATGATAAATTAGATGTGTTTAATACTACTCATTTAGAAACATTCACCCTAGCACCAGATAGAACAGATACAAATTC